CATCCGAAGGCAGATGTCGACGATCACGTAGGGCGTGCCCTTGACCATGACGGTTACCAGCGCCAAGCGATCCTTGGTGGTGATCGTTGGCGCTGGCTGGCCGCAACTGCTCATGTTCTCGGTGCCGTAGTAGCTGATCAGGAATGCCGCCACGCGCAACGCGCCTTCCTCATGTTCCGGCGAGAGCTTGAACGAGACGACTGAGCTTTTACCGCCACCGCCTGCCGTGACTGTCGGTGCTGGCTCGTCCAGCCCCTGACCGACGCTGGCGCCGAACTGGCGCTCCATGAATGCCGACACCAGACCGTGATGGGTGCCGCCAGCGCTGATGGTGTGCAGTGGGTCGTTCAGATCGCGGGCATCACAGTTTCCGCGCAAGTGCACCAGGTTCGCCGCTACCAGCTGTTGCTGGCTCCCGGTGTTGGTGACGGTGGTCATTGGCTCGTCTGCACCCTTGGCGTGGGTGGCGTTGAAGCCGCCATTCATCTGGGCCATGAACACAGTGCTGATGGACTGCCCACCGCCACTGGCGGTAACGGTGCCGACTGGGCCGCAGATATCGTTCACGCCGTGGCTGCGGCGCTTGGTTTTCCCTGCACCTTCCCCGTGTCCAGCCTGAACGATGTATGCCGATGCGAGTGCGCGATGGTTCTGGGTCATCAGCGCACCCGTGGGCTGGTCCACACTTACCGGTTTGCCCGAGTATTCCGGACCGCCAGCACCGACCATCACCGGACTGATCAGGGTCAGTTCGCCACGATTGGCACACGTAACGGTCGGCAGCGGCTCCAAAGGATCGTTTATGCGGTCGCTTCCCTGATGCGTAGCTGGCGCGATAACTGGGCTGACAACCGAGAAGGCGCCGCCTTTCGGGTAAGAGGTGACGGTGCGTAGCGGCTCGTTCGATGACTGAACGGCCTCACCGGACCAGTTGGCAATCGGCACAATGAACGGCGTCGGATTGTCGATGACCAACTTCTTCATGCCCTTGGCCACACGTCGAAGCGTAGCGGGGGCCAGGTCCTTCTTACGGCCGAAAATGCTTTTGCCGAGGTCGCTGAAGTCGATGCACTCGGCGGCAGTTCGCCACGGCTTCTGGCCCTTGGCGGGCTTCTTGGCGTGTGTCGGCTCCGGCCAGACAATCGGTTGACCATCGCAGCGGGCCAGCATGAACAGGCGTTCACGGCTGGTCGGCGCGCCGAAGTCGCAGGCCTTGATGACTTTCCACTCAACCACGTAGCCCATGCCTTCCAGCAGTGCCACGAAGCGCCGCCATGTGCGTCCGCGCTGCTTTGGGTCTGGGATCAAAAATTGTTGGCCGACCGGCACGACCTCACCTGGTGCCGCTACCTCGCCGCCGATCTTGATGACCCGGCCGGACACCTTGTCCCGCTTTGCGATCAATCTGCCCCACTGCAAAATTTGCTTCACATTTTCCAGGCTGATTACCCGGGGACGCTTCATGCCTGCCCATTTCAGGCCGATCCATGACAGATTGCGAATCTCGCGCTTACGCGGCTGGCCGCCGGCTGCTTGGCTGTGATGGGTGCAATCCGGCGACATGTGAAACCAGCCCACGGCCCGGCCGCCGCACTCTGTATCCGGATCACCATCGAACACGTCCGTAGTGAAGTGCTTGGTGTGCGGGTGGTTGACGGTGTGCATGCTGATCGCCGCAACGCTGTGGTTCTTCGCCACGGTGACTGCACGACCCAACCCGATTTCCAGCCCGGTACCGGCACCGCCGCCACCGCAGAAGAAGTCGACAACGATTTCATCGTCTTGCGGGTTGAAGCCAAGGCCGTACTGGGTTTTGAAATCGAAGGGGTGTTTCTTCTGGTGAGCGGACATAGATCATCCTCGCCGGTGTGGCGTGATTCGTTGAAGTGGGATTGGGTCTTGCCGGAGCGGCCGTTATAGCGACGTGATTTAAAGCCGTGTCGAGCCCGGCCTAAACTCAAATCTCAACCCAGGAGCGGCCGAGATGACCGACAAGCACGTAATGGAACTGAAGCAGGCGCTCATAGCCGTATTGGCAACGGCGGCGAGCATGGGTATTGATATTGACGAGCTGTCGGAGCTCGCAGGGCAAGATCTGCTTGAGCATGACGGCCTTGCGTGGTTCGACCAATTTAAGCCTGGCGCTATGCAGGAGCTTCGCCGGTGCCGAGATTTGGTGACAGGGGCCGACCACGTCGACTGGTAGCTGGCGTCCGCGCCGGAACTGAGGTATACGGATTACCGGCATGATGCAGGCGCAGAGGCGCTCGAAGATTCCATACAGAGATGCGAGCAGTTGCGGCCTGAAGCCGTGACAATCGTACTGTGCAACTGATTATATTCGTTTTTTTATAAGGATTGAAAAGTGCTAGATGTGAAGATAGTAGCCTCCTCAGGTTGGGAGCTTGTTCATAGCGTCACAGTCCTTCTCGACAGTAGCAAGGTGACAGTGACATACGAAGGACTGGCTATGGATATTGTCTTTAAGCACGATAATACTGGAGAGGTTCGTTATGACGGTAACCAAAAGGATTCGCGATGGATACTTGAACTATTGAATTTTACCAATGCGTTTGGCGAGGGTAAGTTGGAGCCAATTCCATTCGCAGTCTCCGACGGACGTGACGTCAACATTTCCTTTTTCGTGCAGACGCTAAACGTTGAGACATTCAACAGGGTTCTTACACTCAATTTTTATAAGGAACCCGTTGGGCTATGAGCGAGACAGCTGAAATTCAAGGCACGCCAGTCAGTTCCTCTGGCGGTATTGGAAGGAAGCCAGCTAAGGCTGCCGCGGCTTCCTCGGGAAGGCCGACCGAGGCTCTGGGAACGTTAACTGAAAAGATGGGTACCGGCGAAAACGCCAAAAACTCGATCGTCTGGATGACAATTACTTGGAGCTTTTCAATTGCCACTGCGTTGAGCTTGCTATTCTTCTCTCTGGTTGTTTGTTATAAGGATTTCGCATACTTGGAAAGCATCAAGTCCGTATGGGCAATGTTTTTGCCTCTTATAACACTAGCCTTGGGATATGCATTTGGTAAAAGTAAATGATTCGGGTGCCACGGGATCGTGCCCGCTTTACGGCCGCACTTGGCGTGATGGGAAATCAATCGCGAATTCGCGTATCAGCCGCTTCAACAGCGTGTTGCTGATTTGCAGATCCTTGAACGCGGCGGTCTGCGAAAGGCCACGGTCCCTGGCATCTTTTATGCGGGCGACGTTCATGGCGTCCGCTACCGGATCTGGCTTACGAGTGATGGTGATGTCGTTCGCGTTGAGCCTGATGAACTTGAATCCACCTTCCTCGGCTATGCGGTTGAGGACGTATCCGCTCAGGCCGGTTTCTTCATGGATTCGAACGCGGGGGAGTGTCTGCGCCAGGTGCTTTACCCGGGCTTTAACTTCCTCGCTGACCCGCACGCCAGATGCGCCTGTTCGTGGTTTGCGCTGAGCCTTTGGCTTGGTTGGCACGGTGTCGCCGGGCACAGCCGGTGCAGAGTTGCGGCCGTATTGCTTGGCGTTAGGCTCTGTACGCTGCACGAAACCTTCCACAACCTCTATCTTTCCGCCCTTGGCCAAGAACCGGTCAATGGCTGCGTTATGCAATGCCGATGTCTCGGTGTTTCGCTGAACCCCGCTCAGCTCCATGCTGATCATGGATGCGCACCGAAGAAGGCGAACAGGCCGATGATCACTGACAGGGCTGCCGTCCAGTAAAGCATCAAGGTGCCGAAGTCCGTTGGGGGCTTGGGTTTCTGTTCAGCGACAGGCGCTTCATCGCAGCGCTTGGCGAAGCGAACGGCCTTGTCGATGCCAGTGCACATTGCCTTGGTGCAGTCGCTGGCGCGGTCTACGATGCTGAACTCGCCGTTGCCGCAGGGCACCACTTTGAATCGCGACGGCGGTGCTGGATTGATGCGCCCGACCTTGTCATAAAACTCAGCGGTTGAGAGCGTGCAACGCTGGCGCAGGCCTTCGAGGATCGCGCGGTTCTGGCTGATCGTCTGATTCATTTGATTCTCCAAGACCGCATTGGCCAGATGCCAGGCACTGGTGACCTAGCCCAGCCGTGAGACTGGCCTGGCATCTGCCGATGCGGTCGTAATAGTTGGGGGAGGGTGATGCAGGGGGCCGCTTGCGCGGCGTGTACTCATCCGCATCGGATATCGCTCGAATCCCTGGGTGTCGCCCGTCTTCGCCGCTGCAATATCAGCTTGGGCTCGGGGCAAGATGGCCATCCCGCAGTCACGCCGTTGGGCCGAGCGATATCCGATGCGCTCTCTTTGAGAGGATCGGGCAGTTAACGTCGGGCTGACGTGGCGCTGGTTGTTCAGAGGATCGCCGTAAGGGTTTTCGATCCGTCGGCATGCTCTGTGGTTAGGTGCATGACCGCGCAGTGATTAGATCGAGCCTGGATGGTCTGAGCGGCTTTGGCAAAACGCTCGTTGGGTTTGTCATCGCCATCCGGCAAGTGAGTTGTGCAGGTAAGGCTGGAGCAATCCTCCCCATTTGGCCCTTCGCCGTCGTGAGCGATGTCGAAGCTGGCAATCATTGCGATCCCGTTCTCCCTGGTGATGGCAATAATCTGCAGCATCAAAGGGCTGATTTGGCTGTCGTAGATTTCTTCTTTGTTCATGTAGCGCTCCCGGTTTGCTGTCTGATGATTTCCCGTCTGGCCCTGTCGCCAAGGCCAGCCAGTGAAATCCAAACCGATTCCTATCAGCGCTTTCCAAAAGCAAATCAAAGAGTCGATCTGTGGTGTTGCTCAGCCAACCTTGCGTGCCGAATTACCGGCCACGGAAGCGAGCGTTGTTGCGAACTGTTCCCTGAACTCAACGGCCGTTTGGCGTCAGGGTCTGTCTTTATCGGATTTAAAGAGCGTTCCGGTTAACCGAGGCCTGTTTAGCCCATCCCTGCTGGCCCTCAATCGGTGCTCAGCGGCGATGGGTGTAATTTAGAAAACTAAACGGAATTCGTCAATGGTTATTTTAAGAAAACTTAACATGCGAGTCGGCCAAATACTCGCCAGCGCCACCCACGTCAAGACTTACGATTTAGGAAGCTTCACGCTATGCTTCGTTAAGGCTGTATGTATGTACAGTATTCTAGGGGGGGGGTAGATAATGGCTAAGAAGCAGGCTAAACCGGTAGTTCGGCAGGAAATGAGTGGTATCGAGCGGCTTGGCTTGAGGGTTTCGTCAATGATCAACCACCCGATTGCGCAGGATCAACGCTGGGTGACGATCCATAGAATGGACTCGGACGGGGACAGGGAGTGGGAGGAGGTTATGAGCTTGCTGTCAGAGACCGATGGCATTGAAATGACCTTCAATGACGAGGACGAGTCTGTAACGCTCAAGTGGGAGGCGTCGTCAGAGAACGATCACCAGGTTGAGTTGCAGGACGAGCTCGTAGCGGTGGAGGAGCCTGCACCTTTCTGACATACAACAAAAAGCCCGCTCACTGGCGGGCAATTATTTTGATTCGTAGCTATTTAGGTCTGCATCAGAGCTCCGGCGCACGCGCCAACAATGGACTCGCTCTTTGCAATTGACTGTAAGCGTTCGCGCACTGCCAGTGCCACTGTTTCATGCCCATTGCACTCAGCCATTGAAGCCAGGTGCTGCAACGCCTCAGCAATCGCAATCTGATTACGAAGCAGGGCGCTCAGCAATGTCGGGGTTACCTCGCTTCTATGCATCTGCTTGCTCCTGAGATTGAAAGAGGAGCGTAGATCACAAATCCAAAAGCGCTAGATCGGTGGAAAGCGACAAATCGCAGTCAATAAAAACCCGGCGCTTGGCCGGGCTTGATTTCGTCTATTTAGCTGGCGCCGGAACACCTTGCAAGGCTTTCTGCTGCTCTTGAATCTGCTGCAATAGTGCCTGCGTATCTTTGGTTTGTTGCGCCATTGTTGCCTGGGCTGCCGCAATATCCTTGCCTACACCAAAGCCAGCGATAGTGCTGGATACCAGGCTGGAGTTGCTGCTCTGAATGCCGAAGAAGATAGTCAGAGTGCTTGCGACGATCGCGCCAACAATGGCCAGCGTCGTATTCCGCATAGATGACCTGAAGTCTTTCAGGTGTCCAAGGTCTGCTTCTACCGCCTTAAGATCGCCGCGCATTCCAGACATTTCCAGCCTGATCTCGCCCATAGCATCCTTGACGGTTTGCTCGAAGCTCTGGAGGCGTGCATCTACCTTGAGGTTCTGATTCTCAAGATGGGCTTTCAGTTCGTCGCGGTTCAGGTCAGTCATGGGTTCAGTATTACTGACGGGCAAGGCTTTGTCAGCCCCTGCATAAGCAGCGGATGCGCGATCAGTGAATGATCGTCTTTGCGGTTTAAGAATATGCTCATCCACACTGAATGGGTCAGCCCCCGCGAGCTGGGCGTCGCTTAAGCCGCTATAGAAGCCCGCTCCTTTTTCGGAGAATTCAGAGCTCTCAATCATCGATCTGTATCCGGGTCAGCTTCCTAGGCCTTATGAGATCATCGCCAGCATCCTTCTGAAATGCTTCCCACATGTCCACTGCGGCATTGTGATAGCGCAACCCGGCTTTCTTTGCCTCTTCAGCTGAGGCCCTGATTCCATCCGCTGCCTCTTTCTGGCCTGAGGTTCGAGCGATATTTTCCGCCTGCACGGCGGCCGCAACCGCAAGATGGTTGGTCTTAACCGTGTACTCCGCCAGATGCCTGATGGCCTCCATTGCTGCTAAGTTGAACTCCTGCTGAGTAGACGGCTTGGGCTTACTCTCTGACTCATCACTCACAATCTGCATCCTTCAGTTGAATTGGAATTCCCACCACGCAGCTACTCAGCCCTTTCCCGCACAATCCGCCCATCACGGACCTCATCAGCAAAGCCCAACAGGGATGCCTCTGACGATTCGTAATTGCTGACAACTTCCAGTAATGCGCTGGCCTCAGCCTCATTCCCAGCGTCCGCGAAGGCGTTCGCTGATTTTCGCAGATCGGCAGATGACCACTTTAGAAGAAACGCTGCTGATATGAGCGCTTCGCGTAGTTGCTGGCTTTCCGTGGATACTGTCATTCCATTCCCTTATTTAACGCGGGGCAGAAGAAATCCACCACCAATCTAATCCTTTCTCTCGCGTACGATCCGCCCGTCTCGGACTTCATCCGCATAAGCCCTGAGCGCATCAATATGCTTATGGAGCACAACGATCTTTCCTGCCGCCGCCAGTAACGCAGCATCACCTCGGGCCTGAGACTCTCGAAACAGGTCGTGAGCCGCATCGTCCATAGCAGAGGCGGCGTCCAAAAGTCCCCGCCGCAGCAGTCTATTCGATTTATTGAGACTCATGATTCCTCCCGCAGGTGGCATCACTACAGGCTGCTACGCCTTCCGCGCATTCCAGATAAGTAGAACCTTGGCGTGAATGGTCACGTCATCGACTCTGGCCGTCTGATTCTCATAGTGCTGGTTGTCCGAGATCAGCCGGTAATGATCTTCGTCCAGCCGCATCATTCGCTTGATGTACAGCTCCTGATGCCACGTTACGACGTAGATACCTTCGCCAATGAACTCTTTGACGCCCCGGTCTACGATGACCAGATCCTTGTCATTGATTGTGCCTTCCATGCTCTGACCCCAGCCGGTGATCATCGCCAAGGCAGACGCTGCGGAGTAGGTGACGCCTTTTTCGCGCAGGATTTCTTCGCGCACCACCAAGTTCCGGACTGCCTCGTTGTAATCGGCAGGGACCTGGCCGTGACCCATAGCGCCACGCACGTCGTACTGAGGTATCAGGATTTCGCCGTTGCTCGGGCGCAGCGCCGCAAAGTTACCCGGCAAATAAGGCTGGCCATTCACGGCTGGGCTATCCGCCTCTGCTGCCGCAGCGAGCATCATTTCCCGCGCCTTCTCAGAAAGATTCTTTCCTGCCTTAGTCGAGAGCATGTGCGCGACTAGCTCCGCACTACTAGAGCCAGCCTTTGGCGTGCCTGCTGATGCAGGGTCTGTTGCAGTGCCGGTGCCCTCGGACAGCCAGTCAGGCGAGCACTCCAGCGCTTTAGCTAGCGCTAGAAGGTTCTTGCCTTTGGCTCCATTTGTGCCGCTCACCCAGAAGCTCACGGTCGCTTTGGATACGCCAGTCAATTTGCTGATGTCTGTAGCGCTGAGGTTCAGCTCCCTCATGCGCGAGGTGACGCGGTCTTTAAATTCCATATTTAGGATTCTAAACATTTCACTGTTTAGATAACTTGCCTTGTAGTGTTAAGAACTCTAAACTCGACGCAGACATTGGAGAGGCACCATGACCTACGACGAAGCCCTGAAACATTTCCGCACCGGACGCGCCATTGGCGACGCCCTTGCCGTGTCTGGTAGCCGTGTTTCGCAGTGCCGTTCAGCTGGCGGATTCTCCTACCCGATGCAGTGCGTTCTTGAGAAAGAATCCTCAGGGGCATTGATCGCAAAGCGGGAAGACGACCCAGCGCAGTCGCTAAAGAAATCTGCCTAGTTGGGCACAATTAAGAGTTTGCAATCCGTGATGGGTTGCCGCCACTGAAACAAAGACGAGGTTTTACGAATGGAAGCTTTCTTGGATGCATGCCAGGCCGCAGTGAAAGACAACGAGCCCAAAACCCTGGCGGCAAAAATGGGGCTTTCTCACGTGAGCCTTCTGCAGCGTGCAAACCCCGACAACGATGCACATCACCTGACGATTGAACAGCTGTTCGGCGTGATGTTGCACACCGGCGACCATCGACCGCTTCAAGTTCTCGCGCGGGAGCTGGGCTTTGACTTGGTCGCCCGCGTTCCTCAGCAGCCGGTGAGCTTGAACCAAGCCTTGCTGCATCTCTCGTCTGAAATGGCTGAAGTTACGCTTGAGGTTTGCCGGGCACTTGAAGATGGCCGGGTTTGCCAGATCGAAAAAGCTTCGATTCGAAGAGAAATCGAGCACACCCGACAAAAGCTCGACCTGCTTGAAGAGTCAGTAAAGGTCGCCTGAATTCCAGACACAAAAAAGCCGGTGGCTAGACCGGCTTCTTCAACAACACTTTGTGAGGTCGATTATGCACACCATATCCACCCCGATCAATAGCAGGGCTGATTCGTCAGTCATGCATCAATCGCAAAATATGACGCGCCAGGTCATGTCGTCGCGTGAGATCTCCGAACTTGTCGAGGCTCGCCACAACGACGTCCTCGCCACAATCGAACGGCTCTTCTCGAAGGGGCTTTTACGATCTCCTCGTAAAAGCCGCCGGGAAGCTACTGGCGGTCGTCCCATCGATGTTTACGACCTGATCGAGCGGGACACCCATCTCGTTGTTTCTGGATACAGCGACGAGCACAGAGCCCGAGTGATTGATCGTTGGCAGGAACTGGAAGACCAGGCATCACGCCAGTTTGCAGTTCCATCGACCTTGCCCGAAGCGCTACGGCTCGCTGCTGACCAAGCGGAAGAGAACGAACGGCTCATCGGTGTCATTCAGCTCCAGGCACCCAAGGTCGCCGCGATCAAGCGATTGGCTGCTGCCCATGGCGCCGTGTGCCTTACCGATGCCGCCAAGCTGCTTCAGGTCAAGCCGCGCCAGTTCATCGAATGGATGGTCAATCGCGATTGGCTTTACCAGCGTGGAAACCGCAAACGCCTGACAGCCAAGCAGGATCGGATTGATCAGGGCTACATGACTCATAAGTTTACCGAGCTGAAAGCCAATGAGCTGACAGGCGAGACCAAAGCTGTTCCTCAGCCTCTGGTAACGCCCAAGGGGATGGCGCGCCTCGCTGAAATGCTGCAGGAGGCTTTGTAATGGCCGGCGACTGGATCAAGTTTGAACTTACCACCTTGGACAAGCCCGAGGTATGCCAGATCGGTGACCTGGCTGACATCGACCCCGATGCTGTTGTGGGCAAGCTGATGCGTGTGTGGGGTTGGTTCGACCAACAGACCGAAGATGGTAACGCTCCGAGCGTTAGTAAAAAGCTACTGGATCGTCAGGTTGGCGTTATCGGTTTCTGCGAACACATGAAGTCTGTTGGCTGGATGGTCGAGGCTGACGGCGTTATCTCCCTGCCTCATTTCGAACGGCACAACGGCAAGACCGCTAAAAACAGGCTTCTCACGGCGAAACGCGTTGCAAATCACAAGTCTGCTAACGGTAAAGGTAACGCTCCTATCGTTAGCGGAGCGTTACCTAAAGAAGATGTAGAGAAGAAAGAACACCCTCTCTCTGCGCATGAGCCTGTTGATCCAAGAATGCCATCCGCGATGACCCTCGATTGGGTGGCCGATCCTAAGCTTCTGAAAACTTACGCGCTGCATCAGGGGCTGACAGTCGATGCGGTCGCTGATGCCGACGTGGCGGACTTCACCAGTTACTACGAGCCAAAGGGTCAGGTGAACACTCAGGCTGAGTGGGTCAGCATGTTGGTGAAGTGGGTGAAGAACAACCGAACGCGATCTGCTGCTTCGAACGTCACTGCATTGCGGCCGCGGGCTACTGCTGACTTTGATGCTGATGACACCACTTGGATGAACGGGGTGAAGCCATGAGGTCCGTTGCTACCATCGCTGCCCGAGCTGTCGCCGCAGTCGCCTCAGGCGAATACATCGACACAGCCCCGGCTATCGCTGCTCAAGATCAGCAGTCTCGGTCCGATGCCGTCGGCCTGATCATCAATCAGCTGTTCCGGGATCTCCGGTCTATCCACTCCGCGTGGCGCCAGGCATGGCCAAACCAGGCTGCATACGACGCGTCCAAGCTGACCTGGCTGCGGGCATTCGTCGAAAACGGGGTATGCACCCAAGAGCAGATCGACATAGGGCTGACTCGCTGCCGCGCGGAGAATACCGACTTCATTCCGAGCCCCGGCAAGTTCGTCCACATGTGCGTTCCGCTGCCGGAAATGATCGGCCTGCCAAGCGTCGAAACCGCTTACGAACAAGCTTTGCGCAATTGCCACCCGGCGATGCGCGGTCAGGAGAAATGGTTTCACCCGGCGGTCTATCACGCCACGGCAGCGGCCGGTTTCCACAGCTTGCCGTTACTTAGTCGCGAACTGGGTCTTGTCAGCTTCGAAAAGCGGTACATGGTCCAGGTCCGCAAGGTCTGGCGCGGTGAGGATGTTGGGCCGCTGCCTGCTGCGGAGATTGCCGGGCCTGCTCCTGTGATCACTATGGAAGTTGGAAACAAAGCGCTGGCCGAGTTGCGTGCCCGCCGTGGTGGTTCGCGTGCCTGATCGTCGCCTGGCTGTTCCCGAAATCGATACCTACCGTTTTGCGGTTTTCTGCTGCTCGTTCAAGTTTGACCTTGGCTCAACGCCTGATCATGCCTTGGCGCTATTCGCTGATGCGGGCATGGCTCAGCGCTACGGTGCGTGGATGTGGCCGAGCACCTACGAAGTTGTCGATGTCGTCACGGGGAAGCCGGTAGGAAATCTCACCGTCAAGGGAGCTGCATGACCGATCTTATATTGCCTTGGCCCCCAAAGGTTCTCAGTCCCAACGCGCGGACGCACTGGGCAACCAAGAGCCGTGCGGCCAAAGCGTACCGCAGCGCCTGCTACCTGCTTTGCCGCCAGGCTGGTTTGTCCGCTCCCATAGGTCGCGCGCTGCTTTCGCTGGAATTCATCCCGCCTGACCGCCGTCGCCGCGACGATGACAACTGCATCGCCGCATTCAAGTCCGGCCGTGACGGTGTGGCTCAAGCTCTGGGCATCGACGACAGCCGTTTCGTAACCCAACTGCAGATCAGCGCCGAGACCATCAAGGGCGGTGCTGTCCGTGTTCGTATTTCTGATTACGTTGAGGTCCAACGATGAGCCATCAATTCAAGTCGGGCGATCTGGCAATGATCGTCGGGGCACATACCACTCCGGAAAACGTTGGCAAAGTATGCGAACTGGCGGAGCTTTTGGCGCCTGAGCAAATCAGCACATGGCGCGATCCTATTGATGGCAAGCGGGTTCAAAACGGTGATGTTGGCTCCGCTTGGGTAGTGGTTGGCGAAGGGCTCACATCGTGGTGCGGTTCGAATGGCTGGGTAATGGCTGACCCGATCCATCTGATGCCATTGCGCGATGACTTTGCGCCTGAGCAGCGCAAAGCGCAGGAAATGCCAGCATGACTGCTGCCGTGCGCATCACTGATGCCGAAATCAAACGCCAAGCCGCCGGCAGTGAGCGGGATCTACGTGACGTCGAGAATCGAGGCCTGTACCTGCGCTTCACCCGGGATCGCGCCCGTGCATCGTGGTACCTGGTGCGCAAGGGTAAGTGGAACCTCGTTGGCAGCTTCCCCGACCTGACCGCCAAACAGGTCGTCGCGGCACTGCCCTCTATCCGACTGCGCATCGAGGCCGGGGCCAACTCCACGCTGTCGAAGTGGGCGACCACGGGCGAGCTGCTGAACTGGTTCGCAGAGCGATACGCACGGGACCGTAGCCTGTCCGACAAGCGCAAGAAAACCGGCGCGTCGATGATCAAATGCCACCTTATGCCGTGCCTGGGCGAAACACCCTTGGCCAACATCGACAAAGCGACCCTCGACAGCCAGCTCATGTGGCCGATGCAGGAAAGCGTTTCCATCGACTACGTGCGATCGGCATTCCAGTTGCTGGCGCTGGCGTTTGGTCAGGCTTTCAAACTGCGCCTGATATCGGCCAACCCGATGAAGGACATCAAGTTCAAAGACTTCTCGACAGCCAAGGTCGGCATCAAAGCATCCAGGCTGCGCGGTACCCAGTTGCAGGATCTGATTCACCACTTGGCCGGGGTCATCGAATCCAATCCGCATGACGGCATGCTGGCCGTGATGATGCTCTGCCACGGCACCCGCATCGGCGAAACCCGGCAGGCCCGCTGGTCCCACATCAGCTTGGCCGAGCGCGAGTG